AGAAGGCTCGTATCCTGGATAAACTTATTACTGCCCGTGTAGGTTTGCTACTACGCCATCCGTTCTTTGGTAATTTGGCAACTCGTATGCACATGATTGATGCTTCAGATTGGTGCCAAACTTTAGCCACTGACGGCAGGAATTTCTACTTCAATTATGGGTTTGTAAATGAACTCAGTCCCAAAGAATGTGAGTTCGGCTTTGCTCATGAAGTCCTACATAACATCTTTGACCATATGGGCCGTCGTGAAGGTCGTGACCCCATGCTGTCAAACATTGCCGCAGATTATGCCGCTAACCAAATTCTAAAAGATGAGAAGATTGGGACAGTGCCTACCTGGATCAAAATCTTCCAAGATGACAAGTATCGTGGTAAGAGCTATGAAGAAATCTATGCAGATCTATATGAGAAGGCAGAGAAAATTGACATTGGAGAATTAGGCGAACTGCTGGATGATCACCTTGATGATGAGGACGATGATGGGGACGGCGACTGTGAAAATGGTAATAAACAAGGAAAAGGTCGTCCTCGTCTAAGCAAAGAAGAACGCCAAAAGATCCGTGACGAGATCAAGGAGGCCATGATCGCCGCGGCACAGAGTGCCGGCGCAGGCAAAGTTCCAGCAGGAATCCAGCGTATGATCAAGGACTTAACTGAGCCTAAAATGGATTGGCGTCAGTTATTGCGTATGAGCATCCAAAGCATCATCAAAAGCAATTTCAGTTTCACTCGTCCAAATCGTAAAAGCCAGCATACAGGCGCAGTGCTTCCGGGCATGATGAATGAGGAAACCATTGACGTCAGTGTTGCTATTGACATGAGCGGTAGTATCAGTGACCGTCAAGCCAACGACTTCATCAGTGAAGTCAAAGGTATTATGGATGAGTATGTGGACTTTAAATTGAACTTGTGGTGTTTTGACACAGAAGTCTACAACTATGCTGAGTTCTCCGGAGATAACGCTGACGAGATCATGGACTATAAAGTCAAAGGTGGTGGTGGCACTGACTTCGTAGCCAATTGGGAGTTCATGAAAGAAAAGGGTATTGAGCCAAAACGCTTCATTATGTTTACAGATGGTTATCCATGTGGTGACTGGGGCGACGAGGACTATTGCGAAACCCTGTTTGTTATCCACGGACCTGAGGGAGGTAATTCTTCTTTAATTGTTGCTCCATTTGGCCAGACTGCCTACTACAAATGAGTCTCAATAGAGGAGAAATAAATCCACTTAGTGTTCTGGGATTAAGGAAATTAAACTTTATCCCAGATCACTTTCATGTGGTCACTATTGAACGTGGATTTCAAGATATCAAAAATATAGACCACTGGATTGACTATAACTTAAATAGTCGTTACGCTATAGAGCAATCTGTAGACATTCGAGACAAAACTAAAATTAGTCATGTAATAAAAATTGGATTAGAAGATCCAAAAGAGATTACCATGCTAACACTTGGATGTAAATTTTTATATAATACATAGGAGAATTTATGGAAAACGAAGCACAAGTAACAGAACCTGTCGACGGTGCACCGACACCCGAACTTACTGTAAATGATTTGAATAATCTTAAACAAATCTTAGAAGCCGCTGTAAGACGTGGTGCTTTTCAAGCAGGTGAACTTTCTGGGGTAGGCGCTGCCTATGACAAGTTAGACACATTCTTAAAAGCCGTTGCTGCTCAAAGTAAACAAGAAAACAAATAAGGAGTTCCCATGAAACATGTGGGTAAAATGAAAAACAATTCTGCTAGGATAGCAGTTGCCTATAGGACATTGCCAGGTGATCCTATGAGTGCCTTAGTGGTTGGGACTAACGGATTACCGGATAGCCATCATGATTCATTAATGTCGTTAATAGAAAGTGATTCAGGACAACAGGCAAATGAATTAGCAGATGTACTAGCGACTAGGCGTTTTCCTGATGGTTCTGTCATGTTAGCTTACCTGCATCAAAACGGACATTTGAAAAAGGTACCAACGAGCATGGTGCTTATGACGCCAAACACTAATACTCAATTACCATTAGATCAACTTAATGAACTAATTGCCAAGGATAGAGGTGTAAAATTAGAAGAATTGGCTATCAATGATGGATCTGCTTCCAAAGAAATTCCAAAGAAAACTGTTCCTCTAGCAGATTCAGATGAAAATAAAAAATTAGTAGAAGAGGCACCATATCATCCAGGATATGAAGGTGCAGTAATAGACACTCCTAAAGAAGTTACAGCATCTGATTTAAGATCAATGGCTGATAAACTTTTTAAAGAAGCACAGGCTTTGCGACGTAAAGCAGATGAAATGTCTCCTCCCCAACCAAAAACAGGCAAAACTAAAAAAACAAAAGAAGTAAATGAATAGTTCAGAATTAGAGTATCTTAATACACTCAAAGATATTCTTACTACAGGAGAGTCAAGAGAGGACAGAACTGGAGTAGGAACCATTTCTAAATTTGGTCTTCAAATGAGGTTTAATTTAGAACAAGGGTTCCCTGCACTCACTACCAAAAAATTAGCATGGCGTAGCGTTGTTAGCGAACTTCTTTGGTTTATTGAGGGCAGTGGAGACGAGTTTCGATTAAAAGAAATTCTGTACGGGGATAGGTACATAGACAAAAAAACTATTTGGTCTGACAATGCCAGTGCTCCTTATTGGACACAGAAAAGAATAGCTAGGCATTCCGGAGATCTCGGTAGAATATATGGAGTTCAATGGCGTCGGTGGCGTAAACCTTTAATTAGAATCAATAAGGTTGTTCTTGCCAATCACGATCAATTATTAGAGTTGGTAGACGGATTAAAGAAAGACCCATATGGTAGACGGCACATTATTACAGCATGGAATCCTGGAGAATTAGAAATAATGGCTCTCCCCCCATGCCATATGATGAGTCAATTTTATGTTTCAAAAGACAAAAAATTAAGCTGCCATATGTACCAGAGATCAGCAGATATGTTTCTTGGAGTGCCATTTAACATCGCATCATATTCGCTTTTTACCCATATGTTGGCTCAAGTAACTGGGTGTACGCCAGGAGATTTAATTATTAGTTTCGGTGATGCTCACATCTATAAAAATCATATAGATCAAGTGAAAGAACAACTAAGTAGAAAGCCTTTTGATCTTCCACATCTAATATTAAATCCAGAAATAAAAGAAATTACTAAGTTTACAATGGATGATGTTGAGCTTAAGAATTATCAATGTCATGAATCAATCAAAGCAAATATGGCTGTTTAAACAACCATAACTTCGATGATTCCTTGTCCATCAAAATGGTGAGACTCTAATGCTTTGGCAAATACAGCATTAGGACTATCCGATTTTTCAAAGGCTCTTCCATGCCCAGGAGTTCTACTTGTTACAATTAGTTCTCCTTTTTGAATTCTGCCAACAATTTTACAAGGAACTCTACCTTTCAATGCTATGAAAGGATGAGTTGATTGATCGCCTGCTCCTTCATTCATCCTATATGCTGGCTTAGTGCTAACAATACCTGCCACTGATACGTCTGCTTCAGTTATTGAGATAGTTACATCATATTTTCCACCTACTACCAAAACAGTGCCTTCAGCATAAGCGTTATCGGCATGGTATCGCTCAGCTAGGTCACTATATAAAGCAGCACTGGCAGTAGCATATAAAATATTAGTTGATGGGTTATAATATAAACCTGTAGTAGAACTGTCTATATAAGTTGTTGAAACTGTACTTGTACCAGTAGATATAAACGGAACATAAAATAGTTGATTAGCATTTGTAGATGTAAACGTAAATCCTAAAGCATTTGCGGCATAAGTTGCTGTATCTGCTTTAAGTGCTTCTGCCGCAGTTCCCCAAAAGTAATAACCAGATAGTTTACTTGATCCTGTATCTGGATTGGCCCCAGTTAAAGTAATTCCTCTTTTGAGATAATTTGTTGTACCGACAATAGGGTAACTATCGCTAGTAGGAGAACTGGACACTTGGTATTCATTATTACTTACAATAGCAACGACTTGTTCGTCACTACCAATAACAGCTTTTAAGTTATATAACGATAAACCTTGTGTTGCTGTGCTGGCACTGATTTCATATGATCCCTTCCAACTGGCTATTAGGTCATTACTGCTAGGAGGCCCAACTAAAATAAAATTATTTCCATTGTAAACATAAATTTGTTGGTTTATACTATCATACCATAGGTTACCTTGGTAGTATGTTTTAGTTTCTCCAGGATCAGAATCAGAAATATCTAAATTAGCTATACTTCTCCAAGTTGAACCATTATAAAGATTGATTCTATTGTTTAAACTATCATACCAAAGTTGTCCTTCTATAGGTTTGGCAGGTTCAGTTGAATTGGAAAAATTCTCTAATAATTTAAGAAAATTCTCGTTTTGTATTTCACCATAACCAGCATAGTTTCTACCTAAAAAAGTTAGATCAGTTGTATTATCTAAACTAGCATCTTGAACTATTGCTACAACAGAACCGTTAGTTTTATTTAAAATATATGCCATTATTAACTAATCCTTACAACATTTGTCCAAGTACTAACGATGGTATTATAATCAGAGGTCTTATTATATTGTTCATAGGCTTCCCATACTCTAACACCTGTTACTCTTTCTTCTAATCTATAATGTCTTACTTCAGTGGCTGTAAAAGTTCCACTTGTTAGTACAACTTTCACTTCTGACAATAAATTGGTAACAGTGCTTGCAGTTGAAAATAATAAAGGCAATAATTCTAATCTTACAAAATTATTTGTAGCTGTATAAGTAGATGTGAATGCACCAATCCAACCAGAATTATATGCGGCAGTAAATCCTCGATAAGGAGTTAATGTCTTTCCTTGTACAATAATATCACCCGATACCTTAACATCTCTATTAACTGTTAAAGTATTTAAAATTGTAGTTCCAATATTTACGGTAGATGTTGAATTCTGAAGATAATATGATGTAGCATTAACATCAGCCGTAAATGTTCCCGAAGAAAGAAACATAAAAGGAGTACCATAACTATATAGCACACCTATATTTTGATTATTACCAATATCATTATTAAAAATAAATGGAATTTTTGGTGGTTCAATACCAAATCGCCCTAGATTAGGATTAACAGATGGACCGACTACAGTCCATGTATTATTAACATAGATCTTAAATTGGCTGTTAGATGTGTCGTACCATAAATCTCCCTGAGATGGTGATCCTGTTATAACACTATCAACCGTAGGTTGTAAAGGTGGTTCCCATCCACTACCATTAAACACTTTTAGTTTATTTGTTGTTTTATCAAACCATAGCTGTCCTGTTTGCGGGCTTAATGGGCTGGTGTTATCTGCAGAGTTTGTTAGTAACTTTACAAAATTATTGTTGAGTATTTCTCCGTAATTATTAACATTTTTACCAACTAAAGATAAACTGGTAGTTAGATCATCTACCTCTCCATTTGGTATATTAACTAATACACTACCATCATTATTATAAACGGTGTATGCCATATGACTATGTCTTTATAATGTAGTTCATTGTAGTACCAAGAAATATCACTGTTGCGGTTGTCATATCAGGTACTCTAAAATTAGGAGCAGAACCTCCAAACTTATTTCCGATAGCAGCATATAAAGCATCAAAATAATTTGTACCAGTGTGCTGTTTACCTAACCCAGATACACCGTCATTTACACAAACTAACCAAGATGGTTTACCGTCTGGTTTTAGATAAGATTCAACTGTTGAAATATTCCCAAAATAAGGAATCATAGTTCCAGGCAATACTAAACCGGGTGTAATATCATTCAGAAAATTCTGTTTACTTATTACTTCTACCTGGGAAGAAGAAGTGCTAGTATTACAAACTAATAAAGAATGAAAGGCAGTAGCAGATGATGTAGAAATGCTCTGAGTAAAGGCAAATGTTGTCATTGTAGTAGTAAATTCGATATTGGCACTACCATCAAATTTTACTATAGAAGTTCCTGTTACAGCGCCTTTAATTCTAATCTCACGTTTTGTAGCTAGCCTTGTGGCAGTACCGTACAGATTTCCATAAAATACTACATTATTAGAAACTGTGCTTCCAATCGCATTGGCATATATTGTTCTAAACTTTGTAGATGTACTTCCTATGTCATAACTATCATTTTTACCTGGTTGAATAATAGTCCCACTACCCGATCCTGTTGTAGCACCTACTACTAATTTTCCAGTCGAAGTTGTAATTCCAGTTACTGATAAATTTTCACTTAATGTTACATCTTTAGAAAAACTAGATTTTCCTTGTACATCTAGTGCTGTGAAAATAGATTCATAAATTGTTAATTTACCAACAAGATTTGTATTTCCATATATATCTAAAGGAGGACTACTGTCATTAGTTGTAGTATTAATACCTAAAGAAGATACCTTAGGATTAAAGGTAATGAAAACAGAATCATTAATTCCTACTTTGAACTTTTTTGTCTGATCAGGAGAATTAAAATTTAAAATAGCACCTTCTGCATTATTACTTTTTAATTTAATTTCATGATTATAATCTGAATTTAAAACACTAATTCCTTCAGAGGAACTAATTCTAAGAGACCCAGTATGTACCTGATATGTTGAAACTCTATTTCTTAAAATATCCGATGCTCTTATTGTAGAATTGGAACTGACAACAAGTGCTTCTGCCTTTTCTGACACTCCATAATACTTGGCTTGGTTTTTGTTTGTTAAATTAACACCAACTTTTACAATCGAAAAACCTTCTATAACTATTCTTGGAATAAATTCATTGTTTGAAACAATAGTTAGAACTTTACTATTCGCCCAATTTAAAATAACTGGATATAACTGTCCTGTATTACTTTCTAAATATGTAAATTCTGCTCCGGTTTTATCTGTGCTAGAACTTACATCAGGTCCCACAATTTTCCATGTGTTTCCGTATCGAATCTTTAACTGGGCATTATCAGTATCTACCCAAATATCCCCATCATAAATTGTGTTGGGATATTGTTGTGCAGGATCATTTGTCTGCTGAAATATCCCACTAGCTGGATTCCATCTAGCACTTGTATTAGTACCGTCATAGATACGAAGTGTTTTTCTAGTAGCATCGCTAGTGTCCCACCATAACTGACCTTCAATTGGGTTATCCGGAGCATAGGGACTTGAGAAATTTTCTAATAATTTTAAGAAATTCTGAGCGTAAGCCTGTCCATAATTTACATATCCAGGACCTGCTAGTTCAAGACTGGTGTCGTAATCATTTTTTCCACTGCCCCCATTGGCAGAAGGAACTGTAACTGTATCAGTTTTAAATGGATTACTAAAACTTAACGTGTAATTTCCTGCCATAGGTTAGGTTCCCGAACTCAAACTTTGTATTCTTACTGTATAATCTACCTGAATAAGCCTGTTCAATGATTTTTGTACAGGATGAAATATAACATGGGTTAATAAAATACCAGTTCCTGCTCCTGCAGGTGTATATGATCTTAAACCAATTTCATCAAATACATAGGATCCACTAGAATTTGTCTCATTATCAAAGGCTAATTGATCAGTCGGTTCACCAAAATCTAAAAGACAACTTACTAAAACATCACTGTAAAAAGCACCTGCACGATGCCTTACTTCCATATAATTACGAGCAGGATCAGTATTGGTTGAACGTTTCGCATCTACACTTTTAGTGTAAGTTTGATTATATAATGTTGCTTCTGTTCCGATAGTATTAGGAGTTCTGTAGGTTATAATTCCAGTAGGATCAATACTTGTTCCTCCATTTCCAAAGCACATTTCTCCAATAAAACCAGAGTCTTGGTTACTCATTGCACTGGCTAGAGCAATACTGAAATTCTCATAATGAATAGCATTACGTTTATCAACGTAAACCTCTTTGGTAGAAGGATCGAAAATCTTTAGATATCCTTCTATTAATAATCCTCCAAATTCAGTTTGATTTAGCATTTTTTATTATCCAATACGATATTTATCCTGATTTTAACCATTGCTATATTTCAAGTTTTAACACCGATAAACTAGCAGTTACAGCAGCATTTGTAGATGAGTTGTTTGTTAAAGTTAGATAAACTATGTTTGCAGCAGGAGAATCATTATTAAATCCAATAATTCCAGGTGCTATAACTTTAGATAGACTACCGGATGTTGTAACAACTTCAGTAATTAAATTGATCCCTGTAGTAACTGTGGTTCCGTAGGGTCTAGAAAAATCAGCAAGTTGACTAGCTGAATCTGTATAAATCCTTACCCAGGCAGCTACATTTGTAACCACTTTCGAAAGGACATAGGTCTTATACGCTGAAAGAACAACAGTTGATGTATCCCCAGAAACAATATCGATTGTAGAAGTAGTTAAATTTATCCTTGATGATAAAAAGGATGTGTCTGTTCCTGTTGAAATAACTCCGATAGTATTTCCTTGACTATCAGTAAATGTATGCTTATCACTAGAATAGATATGTAATTTATTTGTTAGATTTAATCTATTAGAAGAAATAACCGTTCCCGAATTAATTGTACTAATTACAAACCTTGAACCTGTAGCGGTAGATGTGTAATCTTCTACCGCTAATAACTTAACTTCACCTGCAATTGTTCCTGTATTTGAGATAGAGGCAGTATTAGCATTCATACCTCTAAATTGTAATTTTCCAATAGTGTCATTTAATTTTACAGCATTTCTACGCAACGATGTAGCACTTCTTCTACTACCTATAAAAGTTATACTATTAGAATCTAATAGGCTTACATTATCTGGGCTAGTATCTTCAGGGACAACGCCATCAATTGTAAATCTTGTGTTTAGAAATTTAAGTTTAGTAGATCCTTCGTGTGTAAATGTAGTGCCATTGGCTCTAATTAAAGTCTTGTATCCTTCTATTCCCGATCCGATTGTTATATTAGGAACAGGAAACTGGCCTTCTGTTTCCCAAGACTGATGAATATGAATTTGCTTATAATTTTGATTTCTATCTAAAATAACTCCGTTAGGATGAGTTGCTATATAAAATCCAGTTCCAACATTAGTAGTAGTTGTAATTGTATCATTCCAATTTTCAGTAGCATAGAATGTTATCCTTCCCGCAAATTGATTTCTAGCATCTGTCCAATTTCTTCCAGAATAACCTCCAGCTCCAACGGTAAAAATATTTTTCCCATTTAAAACAGCGTTAGGTAATTCGTCGGTGTTTTCTGCTAATTCTCCTAATAATACAGGGTGTTGTTGACCTGTAGAAACATAATTAAATGTATACCCTCTTATCAATAAAGTTGTATTTTTAGGAGCATTTTCATTAGTAAGTTTTATATCTCCATCATCAAAATCTAAATCAACTGGGCTACCAACCGATAAATTATTCCTAACTTGAACATTTGTGTAAGAACCTAAAAAAGCAGATACGGTAGCAAATCTAACATCGCTTATAGGAGTAAGAGTTTGACCAGCTCCGTAAAAACTTGTTTGAAGAGCCGTTAAGAGATTTGGAAAACTAAGCCTTCTTGTTAGTTTATTTTCAGTTACAATGAATCTAAGTTCATTTGTAGCAGTTGTGTTATTAATATCAAGTGTAGCACTAGGTAAATCAGTTACTTTTGTCATTTTTTAAAACCTTGTTAGTATCAATGATAATCCTAAATCTGTATATAAATCGTCTGTTTCATCTAACGTTAACGGAACATTGTTAGAATCTAGCAATCTAGGATCACCACCGTAAAAATAAACATCAGGCAAGTCTGCTTCTTCTTCTCTAATAAATGTTGATCTATCATCATTACTTGTTAACAACGATTCGTTATTTGTCCAAACTGCTCCCTCTTTTTTGGTTAGATGTAGCTGTATTCCAGGTTCTAACCTATCTCGTATATTTAATGTCACATGCTGGTATACAAGACTAATAGTAACTGTGGAAACAATAGATCCGGGTAAATTTTCAATGCTTATGTATGTACCGGTGTTATATGAATACGTTACTGAATAAGTTAGTAATGAATCACCTACAGTTCCCGTTGAAATAGTTGTAGTAGAATTTTGAATTATTGTAGCAGTAGAATAATTTGTTATTGTACTAGTTGCAGTTAATACAGATATAATTAATTTAAAATTTTCATCAGGTAATAATCCATAAAAATTCGTAGACGTTACTGTAGAAACAGTAGAAGTTGAATATGAAGTATTAATTACCTGTACATTAAATTCAGCAGGTATAGTAATAACATCGTTAATTTTCTCATAATATTTTACGTAACTACTCTTATTAAGTTGATATCCTCCAAAATAGACCAAAATTTGATCACTAGGACTAATCAATGTAGATGTATTAAGAGTGATTCCATTCTTAACATTAGAAAGTAGATAAGATGTAGAAGTATCGTTACTATCAAAAAAAGGTATTGTATAGGTTGATGCTGTAGTTGTAATTGTAGTGTGATAATACTCAGTTTCGTAATATGGTATTGTTTGATAAATCCCTTGATCGATGACCTTACCGCCTTCATCAATATAAAAAGATGGGCTAGTACCAAGGGTGCCTCTTCTTAATTCCTGTAATTGATCAAAATCTTGATTAAAGAATTCTATTCTTTCTCTATCAATAAGGACAACACCAGGAACATTTCTAGAAGGAATAGTAGGACTTAAAACTGTAGAATCAAATACCTTAGCTTTAGTATCATAAAATTTTAAATTTTCAACTAAAAATGTTGTATGATGAGCTGATAAACGTTTGAATTGATCTCTTCCAAAAAAATCTTTAAAAATTCTATATCCGTATACCTTATTGAGATACTCTGGATTTTTTATAGATGTTACCATAATCTTAGTTGAAGAAGGAGTTACAATATCATTAGCAATTTGTAAAGTCCGTCTATCAGATAAAATTTCAAAATCTTGTCTATGAATTAACGGATATCCGTCTAGATAAACCCAAACATAATTCTCATCTTGTGCAGGATACTCTAATTGATATAAATTAAGTGGATTAATATCAAACACTTCATTATTAATGAATAATTGATCATGGTTAGTAAAAGAAGTTACTTTTACATTATTATCTGATTTTGACGACCTAAATTGTAGGATATCCCCGCTGACTATATAATCATACTCAGACCCGCCTAATGCTACAATAGAAATATATGTTCCATCCGGATATAAATTAGGAACTAACTCTATTTTTTTATTCGGCAAATCAAAATTAAAATCATAACCTGGTCTAATTCTAACACCATTAGCATATACAAAGATATCAGCAGCAGTAACAGTCGAAAGGTAATTTAAGGGAATTCCATTATCTATTCTGTTGTCAATGTCATAAATTCGATTATCGTTAAATTTGAAATAATTGCTTGTATATGGAGGGATAAGTCGTTTTCTTTCTGTGCTAGAAGCAGAATTACTAATTTCTACAATAATCTTATCACTGTATGGTTCCCAACTTCCTGGAGGATACGCTAATATTTTATTTGTTGTAACTGAAGTAATTTGAAACACTTCCTCATTCATTTTATTAAATTTAACATAAGGAGTGTTAAAAAACCAAGCCTCTATTGTATTAACAGTTGTTGTTACTGTGTTTAAATTATATACTTCAACACTGGCCCTGTAACTATCATATGAATTGGCTTTTAAAGCATAGTAAACGCCAGACGAAACAGTTGACCCAATTTCTTTCCCGTTTACCATTACATAAACATATTCTGCATCATCATAAGAAATAAGGCTTTCAACAATAGCAGTAGAAGTAGTTAACAATTTTTCAACAGGGACATCAGTAGAAATGTAATCAATTAGACCAATACCTCCAATTCTTACAAATGTATACCCTGCCCTTCCTGAGGTAGTTTGAGGAGGTAATATTAAATATCTTCCATCTATAAAAAATTGGTTGCTGGTAGAAAAATTCGTAACTGTAGATCTATCAAAAATTGTATTGTTATAATAAACTTTAATTCCAGAAAAATTATCAGGAAATATAGAAATTGCAAACGTAGTAGTTTGATTAGCAACAACATCAAAAGAACCGCTTATGACTGTAGCATATGAATCTGGACCTTTAGTATATACATTTATACCCAGACTATCAGCAGTGTGGCCTGGAACCAATTCTTCTGGAGCAAAACTTACACTAGGACTCATGAAACTATCCCCATCGATTATTAGATCTTGAGGATTAACTCCTAGAGCATCTGAAATAACTCCATTACTCCATGTGCCACCTTTATAAGATGTATCTAACGCTGCCGCATCAAAATTATCAGACCAAAATTCAATTCCCGGATTTGTAAATGTTGTAGCTGAAAAAAGATAGCAGGTATTTGTTGTTAAATTAAAAATTTTAATTAATGCTCTACCAGAAATTACAGTGTCAGATAGTACATTATAATAAACTCCAGGAATGGTAGCAGTAGAAATACTAACGCCATTTACCTTAATATCATACTTATAAATTTCAGAAATAGGATTATCAGTAATTAAAATTGCTGTTCCTGAGTTGGCTATCTGATCTAAAATTTTCATTATAGTAAGTCTCTAAAATCTGTACTGCTTTCTGAATTAGTTATAAAACCACCGGGTGGTAATGGAGCAGATGCAGATTGTTGGGAATTTAATGAAACATTATAAGTTCCGGATGCTATGATATTTTGGCTAGAATCACCTATTTGAATGGTCAAATAGTAAGAAGCATAACTTTCTCCGCTATTATAGACCGCTCTACCAAACCACCCATCTGCAACATCGGAATTATTTATATACTCCCAACTTCCAACAACAGGAGCATATCCATTGGTTACAAAATAGTTAGTATCTATTGTTGAACCAAACCCAGGACCACTGAATTGAACATCATTTACCCAAGTATCATACGGATCTAATATTGCCCTCACATAGTAATTACTGTAACTTATTGAAGCAGTATTATTTGCCCAGACTTGATTTGCTGGTGATACATTTATTGCAGATGGATAAACTGAATCTCCAGACGTATCTATTTCTAAACTTATTGTTCCTGTAGTTCTAATTCTAATCTTAGAATAAGCTAAAGCACCATTAGCAGTTTTATTAAAGATTGTAGAAGGTGATTGTCCAAAATTAGAAACTACTTGGTCAACTATTTCTATATCAATGTAAGTCTGTCCTGAAACCATACCTATCTGACTTATAGCATTTGTTAAACTAAATCTAAATACATCATTAGGTTCGTATGAATCACCGACTGTTGCAGAGAATGTAACTGTCGAAATCTGTTTTCCAGCATAACTTCCACTGCCACTTAACAGTACAAACGATCCTGTATAACTTGAAGTAGTAAGTTCAGTAAATAAAATTTGTCCAGAAACTGTTGATATTGCATATGGAACTAACTGACCAACTGCTAAATTAGTAGTCACTAATGTAATTGTTGATAAAAATCCTTCATTTATTATCGAAGGAGCAATTAATTCATATGTTGGTGTAATTACGCTATCTAAAATAGTAACTGTAGTTGCTACATATGTTGAGGTGCCAGTTTCTAAATAATTTAACCATGTTTCTAATCTTGCTTCAAAGCTTTCTGGACCTTCAGTTAAGAAATCTTGAGCGATTTCTACAGGAACAATTAATGGAAACTCGTCTTGGCTGTATAGAACGACTTCGCTTGACGTTAAAACTCCTGCAACAAAATCTTCAGATGTAATATTAGTTCCTGCTCCTAATATTCTAAATACTCTACCGTCGCTACCAAAGTTTACATTGGTACCGGTGATATAAAAAGTTACTGATTCTCCTTCTGTTACTACACTACTAGATGCTGAAATATAGAATGATTCTGGACCGGGAGGTCTATCTCTTAGTTTAATTGTTGTATTTGAGACAGTACTAAATGGCGAAGTACCGGGAGATGCAGTATCAAACGTAAACAGACTAACAGTTAAAGTTTCAGTATTTTCGGATACCGCATCATCGGCAATTGTAATTGTAAAAGTATATGGCAATGACAAAGAAGATGTTGTAACTGTGGCAGACAATTGACTTGGAGTGAAATCACCTGAAGTAATATTGCTTCCGCTCAAGAAATAACCAAAGGTTCTTGCTTTGCTAAAGTCAACTTGAGAATAATCTAATGCGTCAATAAAGAATGTTGCGGTATAACCTTCCATTACACTTGGTGATCTAGCAGAAATAGTCCATTCTGGAAATGTACAGGGTCCTAAATAGAAATTATATTCACCTATAACATTATTTTGAACTTCAATATCAGATAGGATACTTAATACCCTGACAGTAGCAGTAGTCCACGAAGTGCTAGTACTAGATAATGTAGAATGGGCAGTAGTTATAAAGGAGTTATTTCCGTTCAATTCTAAAACAGTATAATACCCATCATATCCTCCTGTGGTTATACCGGATATATATAAATTATCACCTTCTTTAATCTCACCATTAAAGTTTTCATAGGTATCAAACTGTATATATGTTCCTATTGTGGTAGCAGAGGCAAAGGATTTAATCAAATAATATGAAGGACTACTTATTGTAATAGAATTACTACCAGTTAAAATACTAGTAATAACAGTTCCTGTCCTAAACTTTTGACTAGCGGTATTGAGGAAATTAATATGCTGACCGACTTTTAATCCAGAAACATTATTAAGATACAATGTTGTAGAACTTGTTGTAGCAGGAGAGATAAGTTTTTTCTTACTATAATCACCTACAAAATCATTCCATCCTCCCCCATTGTCGTATACTCCAACAACTGAGAAACTTGAACTAGTTTTACCAGTTAAGACTTCTTCAGAATATTTGTATCCGTTTAATGCCATGTACAATAAAGTATTTTCGTCAATCAAAAATACTGTACGCAATTCTGTAGGAGTAACATTATTGATGTTAAACCAATTAATTTTTTGTGACGCTGAGTAAGTTCCCCAATCAACAGGAAATACAGGAATATTTCTAATAATGTTTGTCCCAGTATTCAATAATGGGGTAGAATAATCAAACTTTAACCCTTCTAATTTTGTGAATGGGTATTCTAGGCCGGTCATTAATAATGGTAAACTTTTTCCTACCATTTCGTCTGTCGGAGTATAATATTGATTTACTCTATCTATAGCATTATATAAGCTGACATGTTTTCTATAGACTACCCTTAATATTTGACCATTTTTAGGAACATAATTTACAAATTTAAATATACTATAAATGGTTGTAAATCCATCTACTTTCTCAGTTAATTCATCTATCCTATAATCAGTAGATAAAACTAACTTTTTATCTAGAGTAGGAAATATATACTGCTTGTTTGTATCTGCTCTGAATGGCAAGGTAAATTCAAGTGTTGACCCGTCGCACGGATCAGGAAATGTATAATCAACTTCATAATTAAGTATATCTGGTTCTGAAGAATATCTATCAAATTTAATTCCAACTATATTTCTTCTAGTTGTATCATTAGCTATTATCGCAGATGCCTTGGCTTTTCTTGTAAATGATCCTCCAGAAAATTCAACTCTCGGTCTTACTTGATAATCTTTTCCTCCATAAATTACATCTACTTTATATACAGAACCGTTTCTGATATAAGCCTTGGCAATTGCTTTATCAGAAGGAGCAGAATTATTATATAATCCGCCATTGATTTGAACTTGAGGAGGCGAAATATAACCAGTGCCGCCATCGGCAATCAAAATTTCTTTTACATAAAATAGCCTATTATCTCTCCAACTCTTATAAGGCTCATTAACAAACAAAGGACTATTAACAGCATTAGCAAAAGATACAGCACCTAAAAATAGTTGTAGAGTTTCATCAAACGTGGCAGGTACATCAAAATCAGTAGTAAACACTCCTGCATTTTCTGTGTAAGAATTAACACCTACAAAATTCCTAATCTTTGTTCTATAAGGCTTTACTTCTTTTACAAAATCTTCATAATATTGACTATTATCTAATCTATAAGCAGATGGTCTCTCTAAATTATTAGTTCTACTTTTAACAACAACAAAGCTAGTTTTAAATGCCCAATCTAAAAATTTTTGTTCTGTAAAGGCATATTTCACAGCACCGAAACAAAATAAATTCCAATAAACTTTTAAATCATTTATAAAGATTTGATTTTTTAATGCCTCTAAAATATATTTTAATTCAATATTAGGTAATTGATCATATAAGGTTTCGTCAATAGAAGACTTATCAAATCCAAAGTTTGTATTGGGTAAATTCCATAACGATTCCTTAAATTGAATTGTAGCAAGTTCATTGAAAACAATATTCCAATCTTCACTGAATGTTCCGATTTCGCCGGATCTAACTTTTTCTAATATTCCTTGACGTCCGTTGCCAAGGTTAATTACCTTGACATAATCACCCTCGACAATATTTTCTACATTACTAATTTCATATAAATTTGGAATTATGGCAGAAAAGGCCTTATATTGATTAAAAGTAGAAGACTTGTAATCTACATAATCCCAAAATAAAGGAGTATTATATAATTGGGTTCTAGATTTTATCCAAAGTTTATTATCGTAATCAAACGAATTTAAACTCCACCTATTATTTGATAAATTATCAACTCGAACTAGTACAGCATGAGGTCTAACTTCTAACCGAGGTGGAGTAGCATCATATATTCCTACAACTGAGGCACTTTTACTTGGTGTACCAGTTAAAATTTCTTTAGAATATTTGTATCCATTTAATGCCATGTACATTAAAGTATTTTCGTCAACAAAAAATAATGTACGTAATTCTGTAGGAGTTACATTATTAATATTATACCAATTAATTTTTTGTGATGCTGAGTAAGTTGTCCAATCATCAGGGAATAAAATCTTTCTAACATATGTTTCCGCACTTTGAATAATCTCTACTCTAATTACTCTTCCATTAGAATCTATAAATGTTTCTAATGTAGTGTCTGATGCAGGTGTTATAGTAACTTTAGGAGGAAATTGATATCCAAATCCTGGGTCTAAAATATTAATTTTAGTTATTATTCCATTTGTGATATTACAACTAATCTTTGCCTGTTTAAAATTAGTTGTATCAATAAGTTCTAGTATATCTCGATCATCAACAATATAATCATACTCTCTATCTGATTCTACAGGAACTGGTTCCTGTGCATTTAAATTTTCAAAATCAACAATACCATAAATTCTATTTTCTAGTAATATGTTATTAGCAAATGTGATTAAATTCCTTACAGCATTAAATCTGTCTTTAAATATTGTTTGACGAGGTCGAATGGATATTCCATATCGATTTCTATATGTCAAATTTGTATCAGGAACTTCATTGCCTAATTTATCTAATCCTATTAGACTATCAATGATTTTCTGCTCTACTAATTTAGGAATTTTCGACGAAGTATCACCTTCTCTTACAAGTTGCCATTCTGTATGTAACGGAATAGGGTTATTAATTTCATCATAGACAAGGTTTAAACTTATATTTTTTCCTACAAGGTAATTTTGAACATTAGCCAATGCCAATGAATTATTACCAATGATTTCACAAATTTTTTGTCCGTACGCAACAGGATCTGCGATTAATCTCGAAACTTCTAAGGCACTAATTCTTCTATTTTCTATATCAGGTACAATTGTTTTATTTTTTACCCAAAAGAAATATACATTTTCAAATGACCCGGTAACAGTGTTTAATACTTGCTTTACACTGATAATGGAATTATCAACATATTTAGGTTGACCACTAATACCATTTGACAATCCTTCAGAAGTATCTGCTTTAGCAGCCCATTCACTAGGTGTCAACGTTGATCTTACCCATTCATAAACATCTATATTAGCCCCAGGGAATAATTTACCCCAGTTATTCTTTTTATAAATTTCATTGCCTTGTTCGTACCATACATATTTGGCTGTGCTTAAATCCCACCATAATTCTCCAATATGGTCATCTAGCCAATTTTTAGTAGAGTCATTTACTGTTCCCACAGATCCTATTGAATATATAGCAGGATCTGCCACAGACTTATATTTTATTTCTTGATCTGCTATTCCAGGAATTCGTCCTTTCAGTGGATCAAATACATCTAGATAGTCTATCAGTGTATCAGAAGAATTATCTATCAAAGAAATTCTTCTAAATTTTTCAATATCGATAAGATCTTCTTGATACCTGAGTTTATTCCAAACCTGTTTAGTTAAATCTTTTATCGAAAATTTATACAACAAAGAAAGATCTTCAGTGGATGGGATTAAAGGATACGACGGTGCCCCTACAAAAATATCCTTATCGGTTACGACAACCGAATGTCCATATTTTCCGTTTATCTGAAGGTCAGCAGGTATTAATTCTACAGATTGAACAAATTTATCACCGAATTTCTGATAGGTATAAACAGAACCGGAATTAGGAACTACTGTTACAAATCTTGTCTGACCTTTATCGAAGGTTGTTTCACCTTTTTTACTCACAGTGCTTTGATAAAATTTTACTTCTTCTGATTTATTTGTTCCTAGTGAACTAATGACAAGAAGATTTTCATCGTCAGAGATATCTATGCTTTGACCAAATTTTAGATCAGAATTAAACACTGGATTTTCAATTATTTGATTTAGTTCATAGTAACCGCTAGAATTTTGAAGATAAACAACTACCTTACCATATGTCTCCAAACTGGCTAACGACCTATTGCTTCCAACAAACAAAAATTTACCTGTAGATGATATTTTTACGCTATACCCAAATTCATCATTATTGTTTAATGGACTTTCTATAGTCTGCTTCCATTGTAAATTTTTATTAAAGATCTGAACAAGACCTTTACTACCACTAGAGAAATAACTAGGTGCAGTTACGGCAATATTATTACCTTCTTTATCTCCACTTATAGCATAACCCCATTTCGATCCCTGATTCAAGGTTACACTTGTTGTAGACAAAACTTTAATTGTACTAGTAAAAAATGATCTTAAATCAATAGTTCCTTGTTTTTGATATAGCTTATTATTTGTGAATGATCTATCATAATCGAAAGTAGACGTGTCAGCATCTATAGCGTTAAAGAAAGCAGTATTTGCCACTTCAGTCTGGCCGTCAATACCAGTCACAAGACCGGCTTCTACCCAATAAGCAAGACCTGCATTGTCAGGGTCTCTAAATAACCCATATCTGTTAACTGAATTTACAACGTAAAGATTATTTGTCACATAGTATGGCAATATTGTCAAAGTCTTGTTTTTATAATCTGTAAAAGTATAGGTGCCTCGATAGGTATTAACAAACGAATCCAAATCAAAATTAAGTTGATTAACATCTAATAAATTAATCTTGTAGGCAAACACAGTTCCAGTGCCAACAAATGCATCATTACCAGGAGCGCCTACTAATAACGTAGTTGTATTGGAAATTGAAACCTGATTAATATATAATGAATGTCCAAATCTAGAATTTTCTATAGTTGATGTAGTCCCACTATAAGGTTGAGCAATAACAACTTTTGTAGTCTCTCCATTAGATCTCGAATTCTTGGTGGCAATTTTAACCAGGCCTTCATTTATGAAAGGTCTATATGGAATAAATGTTGAAGATGATATACAAATTAAAGTAGAAGTTGAAGTTGTTGCTCTCACATATGTAGCATTAGGCGCTCCAATAATGATCAATTCTTTACCTATGTCATAGTTTAAAGAATAACCAAAATCAGTGGCAGTGTTTGCTGCATAATTATTGTTATAGTTTAAGTCAATGTCAAATAGTGTTTGTAATTTAGATTTTACTTGTTTGTAATATCTTACTTTGCCAAAAGTTAAAGAAGTAGGAAAATTAAAATTAGGTGCTCCTACTAGAACTACATCTGTTGCTGAATTGGCAAAAATTTTATTTCCAAATTCTTGCCCTATAGGGAAATTAGAAATTTTATATTCTTCAGCTGTATTGAAATTATCAATTTTTTCATATACACCCCATTTATCAGTGTCGTCCTTATCTATCCAAACCTTTGAACCTATTCCTAAATTAAATTGATCTTTCGTAAGACTCCAACTAGCAAAACTATTAAATCTAGTATTTTCAAATTTGAACAACGAGCCAAAACTTAACAAAGGTTCGTTAGAAATTCCTGCTATAGTCGATGCTACAGTAAATTGTGATAGATTAGGAATATCTATTACTTTGTATACACCATTAACCTGTTGATTAAAATTTACAACTGATATTATATCACCTACTTCAATATAATGATGGGTGTTACAGACAAATGTTAATGTAGCACCTGGACTGCTTACATAAACACCAGTAATTTTTGCTCTTTGCTTTTGATACCTATAAACTGTCCAATCGCCATTTTCTAAAAACCCAACCCAAATAGTATTTCCATTTTGTATCAAACTATTATTTGCTATATCTAATACACTATTTTTATCGTATGCAGTAGTAGTTACATCATCAAATCTAACATATCCTGCGTTTAACATTTTTAAAGAATTTTTTTCAAATGTTCCGGTAGATGTGTAAAAAACATTGTTTATATCAAAATCATTCGGTTTGATTAAAATATCTGTACTGCTAGTATAATGAATTAAACTTTTTGAATCATCTAAGATGCTGTCTGTTATTTTTACAAGATAAGGATTTTCTAAGGATCTTCCCTCATCTAAAATAAATTCTAATTCTTTAAATGTAGGGAATCCACCATATTCTCCAACTCTAAATGCCCACTCTTCAAGGAGTTCGATAGAATTATTAGTCCTATCTTGTGTGGTTTTTATAATATTCGAAAGAACTTTTTTAGTTCCCTTTTCTCTAATAAATCCTTGATAGAATTTATATTGAGCAATAGGATCTGTAATTATTTTACTTAGATATCTGCGAGGGGTGTATCCTATTAAATGTTGAGACAGTTGTTGCTGACTAATATCAAAATTATCTATATCGTTACTATAAAAGTCTTCAAATTGAGTAATTTTATAATCAAAGTTAGGTAGTAGTGCGTCATTATATCTAGAATTTAAAAGAGACCATTGTGCAAAATCAAAAGATTCTGTTCCTAAATTGTTTTGATTTGACTGATAAAACTTTGTATTGTATCTGACTATATCACCGATACTATATGTTTCGTAAGGTTCCCATTCTGAATAATCATTTTTGTAAAATAAAAATCCAGGACTAGACAAATCTCCGTTCCAATTACTAGTTCTAAATCCAGATAGTTTCATTCTTTTTTGTCTATACCCTGATGGTCTATCAAAAATAGTATCGTTAAAAATTGTTGTATTGTTGAAAACAAAAATATGTTCTTTTTGTATTAAGTTTAATTGGGCGAAAAAGATACCATCTTCGGTATTAACTGTCTTTAAAACAAACTCATTTTCATCTCTACTAACATCAACATTTTCTTTATTGAATGAAATTCCATCAGCGGTCTGTAATGAATATTCATATTTCTTAGCAAAAATATCGTCTACAATATAATTCTGTCTGCTAAATTTTAAATATTCTACAAAAGGAGATAATGTTATTAAATTACCATTTGCCCAATTTTGAGTAGTCCAGAATAAAAATTCTTTTGCTGAATAACTCCAATCTAAAATAGATCCTAAATCGTTTTGATAATAGTCAAAAATAAAGCCTTGCTTTTCTAAATAATTTCCATAACCTATTAAGAAACTGTAAACATCTTGTACAGATGTAAACACTGTTCCGTAAGGTACAGTGGTTACAATATTCTCAAACTGCGACGATGTTAAAACTTTTACTCCGCCTGTATAAGGTAATTTAGAAAGTTTTTGATAAAAGTCTTTATTAAATTCTTTAGAAGCATTATGACTGACTTTAACACGATAATATTCATTATCATATCTAACAATTTGTCCTTGCTTATAAAATTTTTGACTGTAAGAATTGGCTGTTGCTAAGTCTGTCTTACTAAATCCAACAATTTCCTCTCCAAAATATGGTTTCCATTCAACATACTTTTCAGGAATTCCTCCAATTTGTACTGACAAAGAATTTTTGTTTATAATTGGTTTATATATTTGAAAAGAAAGATTTTTTCTACTATACCCCTTAACAGAATATTTTTTGTCTCCAACCTTTTGAACAATGACTCCAGATATATCTAAAACTTCTGCAGAGTCACTTACATTTAATTTTATAGAAAAATCTTCTTTAGGTAAAACCAAACCAGGACTTGTTGACTCTGGATCAACAGCATTTATTTTAATTTGTATTTTATCCTGAGTTGTAAATCCACCGACTTTATAGGCAAGATTTACGTCTAAATTTGCTAACCTTTGTGCGAATATTTCTTTATAGTTTTTTGATTTAAAACTTCCGTACTCAAGTAAAAAATTACCGAAGCCAGATATTTGATCTATATTAAGACCTTGTATTAATAACTTTTTAGGACTTAGGTATGAATTATCTTCAGTCCAAATAATTTGACCATTAATATTTTTAGATACTCTACTTAGATCAAACTGTTTAGAAAGATATTCGTTTGGATGTAATAGAATTAAGGCTGCTTGTAGACTGAATGGGTAATAACTGCTGTTTCTCCATGCCACTTCTGCCGGACCAAAATCGCCAAATTCCCATTCTGACTGCGTATTGTTATCTGTTTCAAAGACATAACAAACATAATCTACAGGTGCTAGTTCAGAAAATTGTGTAGCAGGCACCAGTGCCCCACTTCTAAAGAAATCAAAATCTATTGTAGGATTATCAGGATCTGCTATAATCCCGGACAATACTTCATTCCAAAGTAAATTATTAAAAAAATTATAAACTGTTCCGTAACGGGCTTCCCACCAAGAAGGTTTATAAGTAAAACCTAAACATTCCCAAGGATGAGTTTCTGCCCTATCTGTATCGTATAAAAATCTAAAAATACTTCTATAAGAACCATTTAAAACATTTCCTCTAACTTTATCTACGGCATCAATATAGTTCCTACTCTTTTCAACATCATAATCGCTTGTTGTATTTTCGGTAAAATTAACACCATTTTTAGTTACCCAATAAGTAAAATCTTTTTCTAATATTTTTTCAAATTCTTGTTTAGAATATTTGTTATTTCTAAATCCGCCGGGTATCTTATTCCATATATTAAAGATTTCTTTATTGTAATTAGTTTTAATATTATTGTAAATTCTCTTTTCTAATTCTAGAATAATATCATCTCTATAATCACCAAATGCTTTAATTAAAGAACCGTCGTGACCCCTAATCATATCAACTGGCTGGTCTACATATCTATTATCGGTAAACAATTCAGGAACATACTTGAAATACAAACCGTGTTTAGTTGGCGTAGGAGGAATATATGACCCTAATGTGGAATTATAGTAATGAATATCAACTGTATCTCCAGCATCTAATTGTTCTACAAAACTAACAGTTGCCTGATCATAATTAAATGTATAATCAACTTCATTTATTAATTGTTCATCATTCCTGTATATTAAACATGATTCAAAAGATAATCTTGACAAATCAAAATTATTAGCGATGGGCAATTCAACTGTTGATGTTGTTTCTATAGAAAAACTTTGAATTTGTTTACTATCACCAAACCCTATCATATCAGAGCTATAAAAAGGTTCATCTAGTAACTTATTTTTAAATAATTCCTCTAGTATAGAATCAACTGCGGCAACTGGATCATTGTTATTGTTATATTCGGCTGCGATTCTTAAGAAATTTTGTTTAAAAGAATTGTACTGTTCTGACACCCATTGCATTGCCGTAATAACATTATAATCTTCATGACCTAAAAATAATTTAACAAAGGAAATTAAATTTTCGTTTGAAATTAATGTCTTACCATAAGAGCTTATATTGTCCAAATCTCTAAGATTACTTTCTCCAGGATATTCACCTTTAAACAATCCGATGCTAGGTACCATCGATCCAACATAATCTAAAAGTTGACTATAAGTCATAGTGCTTATTGTCTCATTTAAAGGATTACTACTCAAACTAGGAACAGTTTCGTAATAACCGTTTGAATTAGATGTTTGTGTAGAATATACTTTTACCGTTACAAAATCATCTGTATTAAAGTTCTCGTTATTGGTAATTACTGACGATGTAGAATTAACCAAATAACCAATTTGACGATACTTATTGTTTATAAACGTTTTTATATCAAGTCCAACACTGCTTATTGGTACATCAATACAATCAATTACTAATGTGGAGGTAGAAGTTGAGATTTCAAAATTCTGTATTATAGGAATAGTATTATTAACACTTTGATTAAAAATGTTCTGCAGAGTCGATGTTGCTGTAGAATTTGATTTAAAAAAGTAAGAATTTAAATTAGTTGAATTTGAAACATTATTGATAACATAATTAAAAGTATCTGTAGAAAAATAATTTCTAAAATTAAAACTGCCTATGCCAATTAAATTTTGGTTATAGCTTATTGGAAAACCTAAGACAGTGTCATTTACACCTGTACCAATATCGTATCCAAAAATCTTTGTTCCAGAAAAATTATTTTCATCGAAAAGATCGTTGACTCTAATGCCGTTAGCATCAAATGCATCAAAAACAGGAGCTTGATTATGTATATCATGGCTTTGAGATTGAATCCAAGTTAGTGAATTTTCATCGTAATGAAAACTTTGTCCTTGATATTTTTTACCATATATTACAGATATACTATCTAAATTATCTACAACAATTACATCTTCGATTAAAGAAATTAAATTTGTTACAGTTGAAAATGTTACCTTATAAATCTTTTTTCTATCAACCAAATTTGAATTATTATTGAAGATAACTTTGTATCCATCTTCTAGTAAAATTTCATCTATATAATATCCAACAAGCCCATTTAAACTGGTAGGATCTACAGTACTATCGTCAATTAAATCAACAGAACCAATTGCTGTTGTTCCAAAATTGTATAATTGAATGCTAGGCTGAAATTCAACTATAGGACGTAGAGCACGAGTAAAAGTTTCTAAAGTTAATTCAAGATTATTAATAACAGCAGTGGTAGTAACTATGCTTTTATGAAACCATCTATTATATCTTGTCCAAGGATTTAAATCTTTACTGGCCTTATTAATTGTAATATAGTCTGGAATAGAAGGAGTAGCACCGTCCGAATCGAAACCAAAATAATCAAAAGGTGTATTATCAAATGTTTCATTAGTCACGCTACATAAATTTAAATTTGGTTCTAATTTAGAAAAATCTATAAGTGTAATACTATTTCCAACTCCTTCTACAATATATTCTGTATTAGAAAAAATATAGGTTGTTCCAGTAGATAGATCCTTATCAAAAATTAATTTCATACCGTTACTTAAACTATAAGTATTGGTCATAATGAAACTAGGTTGTCCTATTAAATTACCAATAGTTGTTGTTGAAATAAAAATAGGTTCCGGGCCTTGTGGTAGCCAATAATATTGATCGTAATTTACGAGCTTGTCCCAATCAATCGGTGGTGCAAATGGGTAGATCTTAGAATTAAAAATCTTATCTATGTTTTGATTATAACCGCCAGAAGTTTTTATCTTATTAATGATATCTTCATAAAAGATTACATTTTCAATTTCTCCTTCAGCAGTTTTAAAAACCAATGCAGGTTCTAATTGATAGTTTTGTCTTGATTGTGTAGTTTCATTTATATAAACATCAATAGAAGGATCATAATTTAAAACAGCTTTTTGACCAATGTACCCATCTATTCTTTGAAGATCAGGAGATTTAAAGAATTCATCTATTGTGCTAGACAAAAACTTTTTATTCTTATCAGTTTGATAATAATTAGGAAGAAACTGAGAAGATTTTTTATTATTAGCCATTTTACGAATTTATTAAAGAATTAGAAGATTGTATTTGAGTACTGGTGATTGCATCAATTATCTCAATATCATCGATAGTAGCAACACTGATTAATATTTCATCAGGTAAACAGCCTATTTCGTATAAACTACCAAATGGGGAATTTAATTTAGGTACTAAAATAAAATTTGTTATTTCAGGTGTTAGACTGTTCATAACATAAGTAGATAACTCGCTGAAATAAAAATTTTGTCCAAAATCCCAGTTTTCAATATTAAAAAATGAATTAATCAAAGTTAATATTCTATTCTTCAAATTGTTATCATTCGTTAGAACATTAGTATTCCTTACAGCCTTAAATGTTGCTTGTAGTTGAAGATTAGACCTTGTTCCAAATAACTTTTTATACTTAACAGGATGAAAAATTATTTCATCACTAACTGATTTTATTTCATTAAGAAAACTGCTATAATTCTTTTCTAATTCACTACTCGTTAAAGAAAGAGGTTCGGATAAATCATTTTTAGTAACATAAGATCTGTATTCTGAATCGTATGTAGAAGTTAAAATGTATATGTCAATAATGTTTGACTTGCTAGGATCTATACGTCTTTGCTCCCCACTGTTATGAGAATATTGAAATTTTAAATCGTATCTTCCTTCTCGTGCAATGTAATCGTTGGTAAAGACTAATAACGAAGTTACACTTGACCAATATTTCATTACATTAATATTAGGATTTGTAAAATAAAATAATTGTCCATCAATCTTCATGCTGTCAGTAACCAAATCTTCATTATCTAATTCTATAACACTTTCTCTTGTTAAATTAAATTTTGTTCTATCAGAATTTATTTTAAAATAGATGTAATTACTTTCTACAATATCAGAAAAAGAATCCGGATTAGATATTTCACCTAAATTATTATAATCATAAAAACTAATAATAACTTTAGAATTATCTACAAAACCATCTGACTCAATTACTAAATTGTCAATTTGGTAAATGTTGTTTTCACCGATACTCTCTGATCTTGAATTTAAATTAATAGGTAATAGAAGAATTTGATCTTTTATGATTAAATTAGATGTATAATCATAATTTAATGATGAATTATCTACATAAAATGCTGTTTCTTTTTCACTTTCAAAAATATAATTTAGAATTCTTGAAGTAATTCTATAATTTTTTCCATTCCATATAAACGAAATTAACCAACTTGAATCTAGATTTTGATCTAATACATCTCCTTGTGTGTTTAAATTAAATGGATCTTTTATATTCAAATTACTGTTTAATATAAAACTCCATCCTCTAGTAATAACATCTACAGTTAACCCAAAATTCTTATAATTACTACACAAGTTAACTATTTCATTTTCAAAACTGTAATCTAAAATTTCAGGATATCTTGTTAAAATTTCTATAGGGATAGCATCGCTTGGAATACGGTCAGATAAAATTATAGAACCTGTACCATCTTCTAAAACACCTGCGCCGTCGAGAATTACCTGCTTAACTGTGGCCCAAATATATTTCTTTCCGTCCTTGGGAAGTTCTTTATAAATTGGACTATATCCTACATTAATTTGTTCTAAACTATAATAAATTTTATTTTGACTTTGGCTTCTAGCAGCATCAGAAGAACTTAAACTTGTAAAAAATAAATTCAATAAATCTGTACTATCTATCGTCCAATTATTAGTTAACGATAAATCTACAAAATTCTTTAAACCATTGTAATCTGGGTCTCTATAAAGACCGTACCTTGTACCCGATATAGTGCTAAATGAACTATTACCAATATATAATGGTAAAATATTCATAGTTTTTACATAATAATTTTTATAAGAATTAGTTCCCTTAGCTGCATTGACAAAATCTACTGGATTAAATCCTAAGGATTCACTTTCTGATAAACCTATTAAGTTGTTATCTTTATCAAAATATTTTCCTTCTGGGGCAGAAAACTTAATCTTAGCACCTTCTGTAACATATTTTAAATTATTATCAGTGTACTCTTCACCTACCTTATAATTTCCATTAGTATTATAAAAATATCCTCTACTTTGTCCCGGGGTTTTATTGACTTCAAACCATTTTAAATCTAAAGAAACCAGTTCAGGACGAGAATACTTGTCGTAAAAAAAGGATCTTAATCTAATGTCGTCAACAATGCCAGAAACTGTATTTTTCAAAATTGAGAAAATTTCGTTTCTAGAAGTGAATGTAAAATCAAAAATGTTTTCAGAATATTCTTTATATAAAATCCCGTCAGAGCCGAAAATATTTGTATTACTATATTTTCCAGTAACATCTTTAAGATCAAAATATCTACTGATACCACTAGAAACTCTATTAACACTTTTTACCTTAAGAATATCTGATCCTGCATTCAATGGTGCGATATTATAATCTTCGGCCGTGATCATTCTGTTTTGAAGATAATAATTTTGAGGAGCTTTTAATTGAATTGATTCGTTTGTTTCAGATCCAACACTATTAGAAACTGTGTATTGTAAACTTAAAGTCAGTTGTAAAGTATGAGGTTGTCCTTTAGAATTTGTATAAGGAACACTTATAACTATCCCACTTAACTGTTCAGGCTTAATAACGTAGGTTAATCCGTTACTTTGTCTGTAAAATAATCTAAATTCACCTCTTGGTAGATCACCGAACACGCCGTCAGCAAAATTTAGATCAATCTGATCATCTGTTCTAGACGCTACGGAGTAAATTTTTCTTTGAGAATTACTGATACTATTATATATTACATTATTTCCAGAATTTGAAATAACCTTGGTCCATAAAGAATCAAAATTTCCTTGCTTGTTGAGTTGCCATAACCAAACATCAGTATTATTAATATTTGGTGTGTTTATACCTATAATTTCATTAGGTACAGGATTTGAAATATTAAAATTAGCAAGACTCAATGTTCCTTGTTTGAATAAACAAAAAAATCCAGTGTTTATACTACCCGACCCTTGGTTGTCATTTTTGTAAATTAAGTTAAAAAGATTTCCTGGTCTAGGTGCTTCTTCATAAATGTAATTTTCGTCAGCAAACGAGGCAGAAACAACTTCAAATGACATTCCTGTACCATTTACAGATTTTGAAAAATTATAAATTGGTACATCTGGATTATCTGAATTTACTCTATATAACTCTGTTTGTATTCCATCAATAACTTTAGATAATTCTGTTTTACCAAAATTTGATGTTAGTGTAGAATTTATTATGTTAATAAATTGTTGATACCAATCATTATTGTTAGGATCGTTCCAATTTATCGTAATGTCAGAAAGATTAACACCATTAGCATCGATCACTGAATCAGTCGTAGAAATTCCAGTGACCTTTAATAATCCGCTAGACGGGATATTTCTTGAAGGATTATAACTAATTAACTGCGCTAATCTAAGAATACTGTCTCTTCGTTGTGCAGTTTCTAAAAAATTTTCTCTAGCATTAAGATCTATTCTAAAACTTAAATTCTGCCCTAAGAAAGCGATTAAGTCGATTAACGCAATATATTCACTTGATTCAATATAATCATTAAAATCTTCAGGGTAATTTTCCTGAAGATAAGAAATCATTACACGTTTGATTGTTTCAAAATCGTAGCTTTTGAAATCAGCATTTTTAAAAGACTGGTATATTTTTGTCCAGTCTTCGCTAATTAATAATTTTTTTGTTGAATCAGGAATCATTTCAGTTTTAGTATAATACTATATTTATTAACAAGTAAACTTGGTATTTTATTGTGTTTTCAGGCCTATACTTTGATCAAAGTTTAATCTTAAAGTAGTTGTTTCATTTGTTGATTTCATTAACAACGTAATCTCAACAAGATACCCTTGATCATATTCATTAATCTTTATTTCCAAAGGAGCTACTCTAGGATCAAATTTACAAATTGTATTAATATCGTTCGACAGCAGTTCCCTTACTTGATCCGTTAAAGGTTCAAAAATTAAATCCCAAATAATCGTACCAAATTCAGGATTCATTACTCTCTCACCTTTTTTGGTATTGAAATGATTTAGAATATTTTGCTTTATTAAATCAAAATCATACAACTTAGAAGAAGTATTGGAAAAATCAACAGTGCTAAACCCTTTATAAAGATGCTTTCGTCCAACAGACAACGTTGGTGATCTATTTGGTATATCTAATACGAGATTTTTATAGGGCATAACACTATTTATGGTCCTGCAGAACCAGTTCTAATTGGATTTCCACTGCTATCTGTCACTATACCTCCCTGTCCCGCACTAAGAGTGGTTCCTTGTAATTGACTATAAAAACACTCATAATATCCCTTTTTCTTTGCTTTAATATCCGGAGTGTTAAATCCAACTGATCTACAAGCAGATTCAAAATAACCGGGATCAGTAGGAGAAGTCTTACATCTGTCTAAAAGATATAAAACACTAACCTGAGCAGCAATTTCTGCATTATTCAACAAACTAGGATTATCAACCAATGATGTAGGGGTTTGACTTAATCTTCTATCATATAATAATTTACTGTATCTAGTATAGTTTGCCCTGCCGGTCAATTGTATGTAGCCCCGACCGATAAACTTAGCCCCATCGCCTGCTTGAGTATTACCTAGACCTTTACCCTTTTCTGTTTGATACCCATATAAAAATTCTGGTAAACTATTATTTGGATTTCCGGCATACCGTTGTGCTAATGCCTGGTCACCTTTAAAAACACTAGGAAATACTTGTAATAATCTAGGAGCACTGTAATTAAAATTCTCTTCAACTAATTTCCAACTACATTCCCCACCTGCTATTCCTAATAAACTAGCTACCGCATAGGGACTTGTCAATCCTAATTGTTTACAGGCATTCTTAATTGCTGAGATTCCTGCCTGAGCAGCAGAATTATTAATATCCTTAGCATATTGCGGACTACAGGTCCCGGGAGCCACCTCGGGTTGATTAGCAGGCTGTTGAGGATTAGCAGCACCACCAGCCGATGACGCAGGATTAGGGGCAATACCATCTGCAGATCTGTCTGCGAGAGTAACATCAGTAGCTTGTGGACTGAACTGACTAGGATTAATATTTTCATGCTGATCCCAGGGCTCGTGAGTAGGAACACGTTGCATGATAGATTTAATAGGTCCTTCTTGATTTTTATAAAAAATATTGTTTTCCCAACCCCATTTTTTATTTCTTTGTGGTAAAGTAAACAAGGGAAGGATAGGTGGCGTTGCTGCTTGTGTAGCAATGGCAGGTCCATCTGCGGCAGGTCCATTTAAATCTATTTGACTACCGGTTACATAGATATTTCCATTGGCGCCAACATGTAAATTTGCTGCGCTTCCTATTTTAACATGGTCCTCTCCACTAAGGTCGATGCCCCCGTTAGCACTAGCAATAAAGTTTTTACCTGCTAGTATCTGCATATCACTTGAAACAGTAAGTTTAGCAGCGCCGCCTATGGTAACATCATGATCACCTCGTATACTTAATTTAGAATTTTCTTCTACAGTAAAATTATGAAAGCCCCCTATATTAGCTTCAAAGTTTTTTCCGGATCTAACATGAATATTTCTTCCTGCTTCAAAATTGATATCACGATCTGCTCTAAAATTAAAGTCATGTTCTGTATGAATACTGATACTATCATACGCAAATATATCAATTTTACCGTTACTTGTTAACTCAACCCATGCTGTTCCTTTACTATTGCATATGTAAATTAAATCACTACTATTATGCATAAGTATCTGATGACCAGTTCTAGTTCTTAACCTTACTAATTCGTTTTTACCTTCATTATCTCCGTCATCCATAACAAAGGTAGTTCCACCTAATCTACTTACAAAGGCATCAATACCATCCCTTGTTTTTGTCTTATACCCTATTTTGCCTGTTTTAGCCCCAGGTGAACTATCAATTGGTCCAGGTGTACTGATTCCAAATGTAGAACTAGGAACTTCTCTCCTAGCACCACTAGAAGTTACCCCCCTAATATCGTCTTTTAACAATCCTTGATCTAAAAGCCTTTCTGCGAAAGGATGAACAGGTTTAGGTTTTCCTGCTGGAGACTGTCCTTCTTTTAAACTAGTTTTATGTCTCTCTGCTACCGGTAATAAACTAGTTTGATATCTTCTTGCCTGTGCGTCTGTCATCAGCACTTCAGTGCTAGCTGCTATTCCAGGAACCATGTGATTGTTAAATGGGTCTTGAACACAACCAAACCAATAACATTGATTAGGATCGCCGCCAATAAAGATAACCATTACAGTTGTTCCTACATCAGGAGGAACAAACCAAAATCCATAACTTTTTGTTACGTCATTAAAATCGCTAGGATTATTACCTTCAAATCTAACACTAGTAGACCCCATAAACGGACTACAATAACTAGCTATGTAAGTTTCTGCTTGATATTCAATACTACTAGGAATAGTTTTTATCAATGCTACTTCCAATCTTCCCATATACATAGGATCAAGATGGCTAGTTACTTCAGCAAGAAATGGACCTGGGGAAGGGGGAGGTGATTTTCGTCTACTTTCAAAGTTTTGAGTCATATTAAATTGGTGGTAAACCTAAATTTTTCCTTATAATAGGATCATTTCCATTATAAGTTACATTGGTATTTCCTATGTTATTTGCTAATTTATCTAAGGGATTCTTACCTAATGACTTCGTTCCGAATTTAGAAACAACAGACGATGCTGCACTAGTGTCTTTGACAAACGTGTCTCCTACAAACTGATTTATTTGCTGCTTTCCAACTAGTGTTCTAAGTGAATTAATACCAACATCAGTTAAATTGGCATTGTTTCTTAAATTTTTATAAGGATTGTATAATCCGGCAGATGTATTTTCCAACGCATCTCCTATATCTTGTTTAGACAAAACATTATTACTGATATTATTAATATTAGACACTCCGAATAAATTAGCAAGTCCTTGTTCTCCACCGTTGGCTACTACAGAAGAAACATAATTTTTATTAATTCCAGGAGGAGGAGCAGAAGTTAAAGGTTGAGTAGGAGGAATATTTTGAAGTTGACTTGGAGAAATGTATTCTAACCTTAGTCCTCGTTTAACATCTTCACTTAAATCAACATTTTCAGGAACATTCTCAAATTCAGATATTTGATTTGATAATTTACTAGAAAAGTTTCCACCTAATCCAGAAATCTTGCTAATATCTAAATTGACTCTCGATGCTAGCCCTCTAGGATCTTGTTTGCTTCCTAATAAACTAGATACTCTATCATTTAATGTATTGAAAATTCCTGCATTTTCTTTATTGGCTAATCCTGACACCATACCTATTTTATTTGATGAAATATTTTTACTAATTCCCGAAGTAAAAGATAATGCCGTTGGGTCTAGAGATAGCTCGTCGGAATTAACTAAATTAGTAGCCTCTTCTCCCATTCCACTATTTTCAAAAGGAATCTGTAGGTTCTTGGAGAAATCTTTGTTTATCAAATCTCCTGCCAATGCAACATAATCTCTTTGATCTTTTGCGGCAAATAAAGTATCTATTGTAGATTTAACTTTACTAGCATTTTCTAAACTAATCTGACTTAGACCCGCAAGTCCTAACTGACTTATCCTTATATTTCTTGAAAAATCACTTGGTAAAGGTAAGCCTATTTGTGTACTTTTAGATTGAAGACTTCCTGAATTAGGAAATGATCCAAACAATTGGCTTTTTAAAGACGGGTTATTTCCACCTAAACCCCCTGGGGTATTATTATAATTAACTGCTTCTCCAGGTAATCCAGATGATGGCACTCCTCTATCAAATTGTTCTTCAAGAGTAGTGCTGTCAACTCTTTGTCCAAAATCTAGTGCCTGCGTAGTTCCCTCTTTTATCCTATCTTTAGGATCAGGTACATCATTAATAAAATCTCTCGGATCTTGAGGTTCTATATTCTGGTCAATGATTTGGCCAGGGACACGAATAACTTTTAATATTTGATTAAAACTACCATCTTTAAAATTACTTCTTGCTTCTATAACTTGATATACACCGCTGAACGGTATTCGATTTTTATCAAAATACATCATCCCGCCTTGCTGAAAACTTTTTATATCTATAGGATTCCTAAAATTTATAGCAACTAAAACTTGACCTCTAATATGAGCAACTTCCCCATCTGAAGTTTCTAAATGATTTTTCATTGTAGGAGTTGCTGTAGATATTCCTCCTGTTACTAGATAAAATGGGTCACCTATTATATCTATCTCTCCAGTCAAAAGATTTACGCTGTTAATAATTTTTTCGTGCATGGAACGTGCCATCACACTGTAAGGATCATTTTTTGGCAAGCCTGCGTTGTATCCGCTAGGAGGTAAAACCTGTGTAGCTGTTGGATCTGTTCTTGAACTAGATTCAGGTACAGATGAAACTGAATTAGGTTGATTAGGTGTATAGGTCCTTGTTGATCCTCCTTTGTTTCTACCTGCATTTTTAGCACTAGGTGTATCTTTTTTACCTGCATCCACAGGTAACGCTTCAAAATATAGACTATTAAAATTTAATCTGAAATTTCTTACTTCTGTATTCAATCCTGTATAGATATAATTGTATTCACGTAAAGTAGCCCTTTTTAAATCTTTTTCTGCTATCTTAGTATTTTCAGTATACGGAATAGCAGTAAAATGAACTCTAAAAGGAGTTACAATATATTTGAAAATTTGATCCGGTTTTTTTGTTCTAGGATTAATTGTTGTTTTATTGGTTACTTCTACTCTAACTGAAAAATACTCGACCATGCCATCTGGTCCGATAGGAAGATCTTTTATGATATCTGATACATACTGACTATCTCTAATAACAGCGGCAATAATATCATGCAGATTTACATTTTCAGGAAATTGCGTTACACTCTTTTTAGGTTCATAAGGTTTTTCTTCTGTTACTACGTCACTTTGTTCTGGTCTTTCTTTGGCAATCTTATAATTATTTTTCCTTTTATTTTCTGCAGGATCTATCATCTGATATAAATTGCTATCTACCCCTAATTCTGCTAGTTTACTTTGAGCAATAGGGCCAAATTTATCATCAGACCAACTAGAACCAGATTGTTTTAAAAAACTTATTTTGTATTCATCATAATTTTTAGGAGACCCTGATTTTTTAGCATTTTGGATTTCCTGATCAGTCATGTTTAACATTAAATCTTCAAGAATATCATAGACAGTTTCCCCTATCATTTTGACAGATTTTTTTAATTTGCCAGGTTGACCAAATGCTTTCTCATTAAAAGGGACAGCACTTACTAGATACTTTGTACCTCTTTCAGTTACTTCAACTTCTAATCCTGTAATATTAATTAAAAAATATCTAGTAGATTTAGGAACAACTTCGGGATCAACTAAATCTGCGGAATCTGGATATCCTACAAATTCAATTTTAAGAACATAGCTAGCAGAAATGTAATTAGGATAACCTGCCTTCACACTGGCAACATGCAGAGCTTCTATAAATCCGTTAAGGCTGTAGGGCTCATAGATATCAAATTTTATCTTTGTAGGTTGTGTAGTGCCCCCTTCTTTTGTAAATGCCATGATAGTTTCAATTTCTACATTATCTATGAAAAAATCAAACCTACCAGGGCTATCTGCATTGAATCCTTGTACTAACTGAAGATTTTCTAATTTGCCTTTTTGTCTTTGTTGGGAAGCGGGAGATACGTTTTTATCTCTAGCTACTTTATAATTTCCTT